TGTAGATGAACACACTACCTTAGATCCGTTTTCAAGTGTAATGCTCGTTTTGTTCCACTCAATAACACCCTGCTGCATCCATTTCGGAAGATTTTCGTAAACAATTTTAACCCTGTCCATAATTTCTGTTGCTGTTTTTAACTTGTTAGCCAAAATAGCAACTTTATAATTAGAGTTAAAAAGCACTTGATGTACGATTTCACCAATCAAACAGGTTGTTTTACCTGACTGTCTAGGTATCTTACAAATAGTAAATCTATTTTCATGAACTGATCTGACAATTTCCTTCTGAAAATCGTACAGAGAAATCGTAACTAATCCCTGATCAAGTGTGACAATCTTCATGTGGTTTTCCATGAAGTAGACTGGATCAACTGAGCATTTGATGTACTCCTCCAACTGCTCTTTGCTGAATTCTATTTTGATATTTCCCGCTTTTAAAAGAGGGTTACCCAAATATGTGTCATCAATTTTTCGAACCATTATTTTTACTCACTATCAATTGGCTTAACATCAATTATCTGTTTTTGTTGAGCCTTTATCATTTTCTGCAACTCTGCCGTGCTGCCAACAAAAATACTGTTATTAGTCACATTTGTTGCTTTTAATGGGCCGTCTTCTTTCTTTATATCTCTCATGCGACGATGCAAGTCGATGAGTCGTGTATTTGCCTCTAGAGTCTGTCCAATTAATTGTGCAACAACTTCATATGCTCTAGGTTGCTGACTGTCCTCAGCCAATTCAAGAATCCCCTGTATAGCACTATTGGATTGCTCAATCACAACCTTCAGATTTCTTCTGACTTCATTGTAATCGTCATCGGCTTCATTTGGTTTGTAAGTTTTACCTGATATTTCTATCTGCCTTGAATCAGATCCATTGACTTCTTCTCTATATTCAGGTGCAATATTCAATTCCTCTGAAATTTTATCGTTCGAATTCAACATAATTACTCTTTCTCATTGTGGATTTAATTGTGGTTGTGCGCCGCCACAAAAGTCTTTTGGAACTACACTATAAACATTATTTTCAGGATTAAGGCACAGACAGTCGCCATTTGGAAGCGTAGTGCAATTAGTCAGAGTCGGTTGAACCCACAAGAAACAACCATTTTGATTTGCAGGATAATACCTCCAAGGTTTCCAGAATTCCTCTGGCTGTGGAATGCCATCTAATCCCCATCCATTTGGTGTTAGTGGTGACACTCCATCGGGTCTAAATCCATGAGGAGAAAAAGTCATTAATCCACTAGGACATTGTATCATAAATCCACAAAGCGGGGGTGCACGCCCAGCCTGAAACTCAGGACTGGTGCAATACCGAGAAATTATGGTTGTCATTCTAGCAAACCACACATAGTTCAAGACTGGCAATTCAAGAGGGTAAGGACACGGATTACCTTCTCTTATTCTTCTATTATATTCTCGTATTCTCCCATTCCAAAAATCCCACCAATGAGGTGTAAGTGGAACTAATTCTGGATCGCCAACATCGGGCTGACGATATGGCCGATCAGGATCATTTGGATAACTCTCAAAACAATCTATAAGTGGTCCTCGTGAGGCTCTACACAAATTGTATCTTCGCTCAAGATCCTCTAGAGGAATAGTTGGATCAGCCGGTACATATGGAACATATCCCTCATCGACAACCCAAGCGGGAACTAACTTTGATCTTCTATTTAAAAGTGCAGGATTTGCCCTCTCAAGATATTGTTCTTTTAAGTCGTTCAATCTTACAAGCCAATTATTCCACCATTGCGATAATAGAATACAAGGTGCGCCAGGCGTACCATAAACACCAAATGGTCTTCCTCTACATGGATATGATGGATATGTAGTAGGGTCATCTTCCATCTCAGCATTACAACATGCTGCTACAAGTTCTGCGGGTGGAACAGGCCAGAAATCATGACTAGGATGATGTGGTCCCTCTGGTAATTCTGATGGGAATGAGCATGGAAATTTAGGTATGGTTCCAAGTGGAGTTGCCCATTCCTCATCAGGAAAATTAGGAAGATCAGTCGGAAATATATCATCTAACCGAGCAGGATCAACAAATTCTGGTCCATACCAACTTCCAGTTTCTCCTGGTGGTCCAGGTGGAAGAGTTTGTGGATCTATCAGCATTCTATTCGTGTTGACCGTGTTGACTGTTGAGGCGAAATACTTGTTCCAATATTGTTCGCACTCAAAACACTCTACAGTTTGATTATTACAATCTAAAGACGAAGAAACAGGTATTAAATTCAAGTCTGCTGGTGGTAGATCGATTAGTTTCCCATTTGGTGGATATAATTCATCATATCCACTTGGTTTTAAACCAAAAACTTGACAGGCAAAAATAAACCAATTTCTCCATTCTTTGGAACTAGGATTTCCAACAACAGATGCAGATATCCTGTATCCTCTTCGAACATTCCAAACATCATAAGAATTTGCCATCGTTTGTGAAATTTTATCCCAAACACCTATAGTAGGGGATTCAAATTGTCTTTCGTCCATGCGGAAAGAGGATATTCCAAATAGTGACGGCGCAAGATATATGGTTTCCCCATAATCTCCTCCGACTATAGAAATTTCTGCTCCATTAGTTGCTCCTAGTCCAGCATTCGGATTATACTCTTGTGCATCAACTCCAACCATCGGTATTGCATTAATGGTAGAATATGTTGGTGGCGGGTCTAACATTGAATCTATAAATTTAGAATCAATTAATCTAATATCAGTTTCAGTGATTATTTTCTGTTTTGCCACAGGACCATAAAGATACATCTTAGCCACAAATTGTATGTTTGATACCGTGATCTTCCTTGTACCATAATCTCCGTAACTACCATCATCTCCATCGCTGAGAGTAGATGAAGAAAAAACTAAAGGAATATCCACATCCATGTCTGTCGGATCTATTGCTTTGATTGTGAATGTGAATTCAGGACCAAACATCGGAAGTATTTGTTCCATTATCTGTAAATTATCATCCATAGTTTTTGACATTATACTCAAGGTGAATGTCATATTGTATGGAACTCGCTCATAACGACTGTATGGCGAATTGTCCGAACCAATCCCTATTGTCTTTTGGATTGTGTTTAACTTCCTTGATGAATCGTATTGTAAATTTGATATTTCAAATGATAATCTCGGAAGATAAGTTTCCAATTTGACTGACTGATCAAAATTAGTCCCAAGTTTATCTAATCTCGCAAGAAATTTTTGTTTTGGTCCATAAGCAATTGGAACTCTAAATCGTTCAATTTCTTTGCCATCTTCATCTTTTCTAGAAATATAAATGTCATTGAACAGAGATGCGAAAGCAACTACAACTTTTCTAATCGTGCTGTGGTAATAATAGTCAGTCATTAAAATAATTCTCCGAACGGATTGTTCTCATCAAAGTTCAAAACATCCAACGATTCGTTTTCAATCTCATTATTTTTAGCCTCATTCCCTATACCCATCTTATCATTAATACCAAAGACCTCTGCGTATAGTGAATTGTCTTTATTCACAAGATACTTCAATGACGAACTTGTGCTATACAACCACTTGCCAGAAACATCGGTAAGAGAAAGTATCGGCGCAGCCCCTCCGCTGTCGTATAGGTAAACTTTCGCCCGTGCAGTTTCTCCCTCATATCCTCCCGTAGTTTGACCGTCTTGGTATTGATATACGATGTCGCCTTTTGTGAAAGATCCTGTTCCATAGACACCCCCCAAGGTAAGTTCAACCTTGTATCCGGTTTCATCGTTGATCGCATCTATTTCATTTACACCCGTATTGAATTCTTCCTCACTGTACTGGAATAGTTCACATGTCAATTGGTAAGAAAATAATTTTCCCAATTGATAAAACGGGTTTTCGTGTTCAACAAATTTGATCTCAAATAATCCACGATTAAGAGGTAAGAATAACAAATCACCTTCTAAAGGTCTTTGCATTCCTGTTTCTCTGATGAATCTTTTTCTTGATACTGTAAACTTGACACTATCACGGACTTCAAATCCAAATTTAGTGAATGTGTCTCCACCTTCAAACGCTTGTGTTGTATCCATGTACATTTCTATCATTTTGAAGGTATTGAATTTGGAATACCGAGACTCTCCAAATAAATCATCTCGCTTAACCAAACTTCTTGGAATATAATACATCTCCATACCATGAATTTTAATTGCTTCAATGGTAAGATCCTCAACCAGATTTTGTTCTGGAAGATAGTTTTGATTGTTGAGTCTGATGTATGGATTAAGTGCCATTTTATCCCATCATAAAATCTGCTGGTAGTTCGTACTTCGAAATGATTTCTTTTTCAAGATTTTCAATTTCTGTTGTTGCTTCTTGGGCTATCTCAGTTCCTCTCAAAGTAATATCACCGGGTAATTTGACTCCGCTATATTTACTGAGATTAACGCCCCATTGCTTTTTCATTAGTGCTGTTGCATACCTC